CCACCGTGATCAGGCATTTCGATCATGGCATTCATTTTAAAGTATGGTAACTCGAAATGTCCAAACATGTATTTGCATTTTACTTTAGCAACATCTTTGTGTTCGTCACCTACTAACCAAGGAATAATAGCAACGTTATCTTGCAAGAAGTGTTCGTCAACCATTACAATGTTAGACATGTCTCTAGCAAACTCTATACTGTTTAGGTCACGTTTCTCTCTATAAAATAAATCGTGATTACCAGTAATAAAGTAAACTGTTTCGAATGCATTATTTAAACGCTTTAAGTCTTTGATAGTAGAATTCATAGTAGCAATATTAATACTTGCTCTATGATGATGCCAGTCGCCTAGAAATATACAAGTTTCGCAATTCCGTGCTTTCGATTCTTTAATAAACCATGTTATAAAATTATCACAGTCTATTAAATGCTGTCTACTGTTTTGCTTTAAGCCGTAGTGTATATCGGTGAAACACGCGGCCCTTTCAAAAAGGTTCGCCATAATGTTTGCTACTCGGTTGATGTATTTTCTGCTTCAGCTTCTGCAAGTGCGACCGCACGAAGTTCTCTCATCTCATTTTCGTATGCTATCTGTCTACCATAACTTGGTAAATGTCCTGACTCGATTAAGATGTCGTCTCTAATTGATTGGTTGCGTTTCTCTAAGTTTAAAACTCTAGTGAAACTGTTATTAACTGTAGCGGTATAATATGCAAACGGATTGTCTGATTTTGCTTCGTTAAACTGTAATCCTATTTGAGCAAGTTGTACTAATGCTTGTCCACGCATTTCGTCAACATAAGTGTAACCTCGCCAGTTACCTCGTTGACTATAACGCTCGACAAGTTTCATAAACATGCTACCGAGTGTGTTTGTAATTTTTCCATGGGTACAACTAAAATTTCCATTGTGTAGTCCACCCACCCAATGACTCCTAGCAACTTCTCTAGGATTAGTTCCAGCGCCATCTACAATGTAATGCTTGAACGGAGGAAAATTTAGTTTTGCTTTTGTATCAGCAATAGTTTTAGTTGTTTTCTTACGACCTGGTTCGTCTGGAATATGGTCATATCCCATAACTCTGAATACTAACTCATCTACCGGAATTGAAAGAGGATCAACTGCAAAGTCTTTTTGCTTGGGCTTCTTATCCCACCCACCTTCTTTCATGGCAGTTTGATAGCCCTCAGACTGTAACTTCGCAGATCTGTTTACTTGTGCTCTTTTAATTATAGTTTTATTGATTTCTTTTACGTCCATCAATATAATATCAGGATACATATACATGTCGTCCTGAACATAACAATAAGACATCTTACTAGCATGAATTTGCCTCAGTATGTCTTTATTGTTTAAATAATTAACCTTTTTTGGTTGAGGGTTTGCCATATAATCTCCTTAGTTAAACAGTAGTATAGTGTCTAAACAAGATAAAGTCAACTGTTTTCTGATAATAGTACTAATAATTAAAACGTACTATTATTTATCGTGATAAATAGTATATAGGAGCACAATATGGCAAATGAAACAGAATATACCCAACCTTATATAGGAGGTACCTCAGAATTTGATCAACTCATGAGCAGAAGCGATGGGTCAAAGATGGACACAGTAGATTGGCGAGCAAGGATCCGACCTAAGAAGGGCGGAGAGAGATGGGCATACGGACTATACGATCCTGATAATCCTACAGAGGATAAAATAGATAGTGTTCTAAAACCATTGCAAGATAAAGGCGGAATTGTATTTCCTTATACTCCAGACATTTTCCTTGCGGCGTCAGTAGATTACAACGAATCAACTCAGCAAGGTACTAACTATCCGTTTTATACATACATTAATAGTAGACCTACAACGCTACCTATCACAGGAACGTTTACAGCAAATACTATAGAAGAAGCACAATACATGTTAGCAATATTTCATTTTTTAAGAAGTATTACTAAAGCATTCTATGGTGATAGTGCTGTTAAGACTGGATTCTACGGAACTCCACCTCCAGTATTATTATTTGAATACTTAGGAGAATTTGGATTTAACAAAGTGCCAGTTATTATACGAAACTATAACTTCCAATTGCCACCCAACGTAGATTACGTTCCAGTTAAATATGGTGACACCACAACAATGATGCCAACAGAAACCAGTATAATGATAGAACTTGCACCTCAATACACATATAGAAAAACTAGAAAGAAATTTAACTTGGGAGAATTTACTAGTGGCAGAGCATTAAAGGATGGGTTTATCTAATGGCTAGTTTTAACAGCAGAGAAAGTTTCCTACGTCGAGCACCAACAAATGGGTTATACCTCGATATTAATGATTTGCCTAAACTTCCAAAAAGTCGTGCAGATAGATTATATGCAGTAGAGCCTAAGTATGCAAAACGACCTGACCTACTAGCACACGAGCTGTTCGGTACTGTTAGACTGTGGTGGGTGTTTGCATTAAGAAACCCAGACGAAATAGTAGATCCTATAGAAGATTTTGTATCAGGCTTATCAATTTATATACCTACTAAAGAAACTATCGATAGGGTAATTGGCTAATGGCTTGGTTTTCTAGCGACGATGAGGAAGATAAGGAAAAAACTTCATCTCCTATAGTAGAAGATAGGTGGCTCGGCGCAGTTGCGGGCAATAAATTAGACGGTTATAATAACTCCACATACAACTGGCGGCTTTATATGATACCAGATGATGACGGCGATGGCGGTGGATATATGAACGGTGCCCTAAAAGCTGAACCAGCAAATACAGTAATTATTGCCCAGACGGGTGTAACTGGTATAGCAATAGATAATGTATCCTTAAACATTGTTAAAGGTAACTCTGGTGCATTTGTTACTAACGGTTCGTTTACACTTATACAACCAGGTGCCGCAGACTTACTAGATCAAATACAACTATCTAAAAAAGTATTAGGCATTGAAGCAGGCATGTTTGCTAATGTACCAATATTTCTAGAGTTATCTTTTAAAGGCTATACAGAAGATATAGATGATACCGAAGCGGAAGGCAAGCCTGTTACGATTGACGGTCCATGGTGCTGGCAATGTGAGATTGCAACTATCGATGTGAGTATAACTGAAGAAGGTAGCACATACGACTTTACAATAGTTATTGGATCTCAAAACGCATACTCAGATATATTTTATACACTTCCAGCTGACACTAGTATGACTGGTAGCACTATTGCTGAGTGTATTGAAAATTTACAGGAAACACTTACTAAGTTTAGAGAAGACAATTATAAAGAACATGCTGTACAAGACGAAGTAGAATTTGACCTATCTCAATTGAGATCCGTAATTGGCGAGGGCGAAATTAAATATAACAGCTATGAAAATGCGGAGCAAATAAACAGATTAATGAATGCTCAAGCCCAGGGTATTAAAACAAGAAAAGAATATGATAAAGTATTAGAAGATAACCCAGAAAGTTTAGATGGTGGAATTAAAGCATCGGGCGGAATTTTCCGGAGAGACAGAATACAAATTAAAGAAGGCACAAACTTCCATAGAATTTTAACAACATTGCTTGTGATGAACGAGGAGTTTTTAGATACATGCCAAAGAAAAAAAGGGGCAATGGATGATCCAAATATAAATGAAGACGGGTTTGACTTAGCACAAACATTTACGAAATGGTACAGGATTAATGCATACGTTGAATGGAAAGAATATGATCATAGACGAAACACTTATGCAAAAAAGATTACATACCAGCCTGTGATTTATGACACGGCAGACGGCGACCAAATTATGGCGGCGGCAGAAAATAACACCAAGAAAGAAGATGTTAATATTCGAATCAAGGAAATGTCAATTAAGAAAGCATATCATTACTTGTATACCGGACTAAATGACCAAATATTAAATGCTGATATTTCGTACCATGCAGGACAGTTACTATTAGGTGCACCCGGCGGAGGAAAGCTAGGAGACGCATCTACTAATCCTAACGCTCCAGGCGGTCAGGCAAGTACTGGCGACCCAGATGGGACTCAAGCCAAGGGTGATTACGCTGTGGCAACTGCAGACATAGATGGATTATCGAACCAATTGGCTACTGACTCGAACCTAATGCAACGTGTTCAAGATAAACTCAATTTAACAGAGACAGAAAAGAAAGCTATACAAGACGATGAACAAAAAAGAAAGAATTTAGCAGAAGCAATAATATTTTTAAATGCACAAGGATCAAATCCATTAGGTTACAAGAAAAGCGAAGCAAAAGGAACAAATCCATATGTACCAGTCAGCCCGACTGATGTAGTAGATGATACTTACTCACCGGAGCCAAGCGGGTATCTATATAGTGCAGAATTATTATCAGACACAGGTGGAAGTGAAACTGTTATAGGTGAACTTAGTGGAGCAACAGCACTTAATACTTTAAAAAATTCACTTAATGCTAAGGATGATGATGAAGATACTGGCCCGAGACCAGGCTTTGGCTATGCGGCAAGTATTGTGTCTACGTCAGGCAACACTAGTGACGGAACAGCTAAAGCAACATTGTTTGGATACATGTTCCAAAATGTTAATGATGCTAGTATTTTAGTTGACTTAAATTTAAAAGTTAGGGGCGATCCGTGGTACTTAGGTGCGAAGCCAAAAGATCCAATAAAGGGAAGAGACATGGCCCAACGGATTTCAGATAGTGGAACGGCAACCAGTCTAGATGCTATATCATACGACGGTAATGATAATTACTTTTTGTTTACAATGCAAACTCCTAGGGTAATAGACCCTGATGTAGACGATGAAGATAACAACACAGGGTATATGAGTCAAAAAGGCACATCATACTTTATAAGTGGGGTATATCAAATTATGGGAGTAACAGCAAATTTTAACGGTGGCATGTTTGATTTAGATTTAAATGCTAAAAAGCAAACAGCACTAGACTTATCTAAATACGATCTCGTAAATGTAGATTATAATTTAAGTGAAGGTGACGAGTAATGAGTATAAGCGGAAAATATAAAGCAGATAAATTTAAAGTTAGTAGAACTAACCCAGTAGAATCATTTCGAAAAAATGCAGATTTAGATTTTGGTATATACTTAGGAGAAGTTATAGTTAGACCAAAAGATGATACTCACTCTGGGCGATTAACAGTATACATACCATCACTAGGTAAAGACAGAGATAATCCAAGTAACTGGGTAAATGCTTTTTGGAGTACACCGTTCGGCGGAAGTACACCTTCCAATAGAATAGGTACAGAAGTAACATCATATCTTGAAACACAAAAAACATACGGCATGTGGATGGTCCCACCCGATGTAGGTAACTGGGTACTAGTATGTTTTGCTGATGGTAAATCTAAACAGCCGTTTGTATTAAGTTGTTTACTTCCGGACCAAATGGCTTACATGGTACCTGGTAACGCTGGTGGCAAAACATGGGGCCTAGACCAAAAATTACCTGTAGCAGAAGTTAATAGAAATACTGAAACTTTAGATCATGGTAATTACTCTGAGAGACCAATAAACCCGTACATAACAAAACCTATTTTAGACCAGGGATTAATTAACGACAAGCTCAGAGGTATATCTACTTCTAGTGCAAGAAGAGAATCGCCAAGTTCAGTATTTGGAATATCTACTCCTGGTGCAGAAGATTTAAATGTAGAAACAAGTAAAAAAGACGGCACACACAGAACAGGTGGACACAGTTTTGTAATGGACGATGGCGATATTGATGGCGCAAGTAGAAATATAAGAATTAGAACAGCAGGTGGCAATCAAGTATTAATGGACGACACTAACGGACTAATTTATATAATAAATGCAAAAGGTAATGCATGGATAGAGATGAGTGGAGATGGAGACATTCAAATCTATAGTGAAAAAGATATTTCATACAGAGCTAAAGGCAACATTAATATACGAGCAGACAAACACTTAAACTTAGAAGGTAACACATCCGTAAATATTGCGGCTGGTGTATATGGTGAAGCACACGAACAACAGGACGAAGACGGCAACCAACGTGGCGTACTTAACATCAATGCCGGTGCAGAAGCCTCCATGAAAGTTATGAAAGACTTTGTTTTAGACGTGGACGAGAAAGGCAGTATGCATTTAACTGCTAGAAACAACATATTTGCTACAGCAGAAAAAGACATGCATGTAAATGCTAAAGCTAATATGTATAATACAGCACAGGATACTCAACACATTAGGTCCGGTGGAGAAACTACTGTACAGGCTGGAGGCAGAGCAAACGTATTAGGCAGTACAGTACATTTAAATGATGGTGGTAGTGCAACACAAGCAGAGCCTAGTCTATCAGCAACCGCAATTCCACTAAATGGTTATAAGGATCAAGGAGTACTAGTACCAGGGTGGGAGTATGATATCCAAGCGACTAGCAAGGAGAATCCATTAACAACTGAAGGTAAGAGAGAAGATGAGGACGACGGTGATGAAATTAATAGTATTATAGATACAACAATGCTGACTCGCGAGCCATACATTGATCACATCAGAGACGGAAATGATTGGGAGCCGGGTGCCTCTTAATTAAGAATTATTTAAACTTTTTTGTAAATCAGCAAACTTTATATAAGCCCTATATTTGCCTTCTTGTTCTTCAGCAACCATTTTTTTAAGTCTTTCTATTTCGGCTCGTAATCTATAGTTCTCATTATTCTTTTCGACAAGCATAACCCGTAATTCTTCTTCTAATGTGTCGTTAAGTGATGAATTGATGTTAGTCATAAAATATCTCAGATTTAATAATTTCCACTGTTTCAAAATTAACTAGTACTTCGTTGTGACTAGTACCCATTTCAATCTGTTTCAAATTATTAAAATTACTTGGAACAGATTTCTGTGTTCTAACCGTAAGAGTGCCGTCGTTTGACTCTCCCATACCGGCAAGAGCATTACCGAATCCTCTAGTTCCGGTAGTTACTATATTAATTATCTTAAAATCGTTATTAACACTTTGTAATGCTGTAATAAACGCACTCTTTGGATTTAATGCTGTAAATAGTTTACTATGTCTGAATGCATACGACAGCCACTTTGCTGTTCTACTGCCGGCCCATGGAGCACTCATAGCTATAAAGGCGTTGCAATTAGCAAATGATTGTACTGCTTTTATTCCTAGTAAACATCCGTAACTATGTGCTATTACGGAAAATGGCGCATGACCGAACTCGTCGAGTATTTGCATTTTTATACGATTTACCAATCTTTCAGGCTTTTCATGAGTATCGTACTCTATGAAAAGTACGTTATGCTCTGGCAAAAATATGTGTAAATAGTTATAACTAATTGCAGATGCGCCGCTCCCATGTATGAAAACTATATTTTTACTATCCTCTACTAGCATTCTTCAACATGGTTTCCATCTCATAGAATTCTTGCGGGACTTTTCCTTTTTGTCCTACAAGATTAACCATTTCAAATAACACATATCCTTTAGTGTGGTAATCGTAAATGCCCACAGAATGTAGACGATTCTGTTTTTTCGTCTTCATTTGATAGAAGCGAGGCCCGTATCCGGAAGACTTATCAGTTAATTTTAACTTCCTGTTAACTGCGTCTGCTTTTTTGCAAATGCTGTCAAATCGTTCAATGATGTTTCTCATCAAATATTCCTATAAAATTTATAAAAATTAGCAAGATATTTCTTACTATGTTAGTATATATCCTTTATGTTTAAAAGTCAACATTTTTTAGGCTTATTATAACTAGTTTTAATCCTTAAGGATAAATAGTTGTATGGCAAATATATACCGAGGATTCAGCACAGTAGGACAAGTAAGAGCGCCTTATACTTTGATCGATGGTGCTCTTATAAAAGCAGATTTGCTCAACGAACTTTACACCAAGAGGGGTGAGCGAGTGATGAGACCTACATACGGGACTAGAATTTGGGATATTATAATGAACCCTTTAGACCAGTATGTCGTTAACGAAGTTAAGGAAGATATTGAACGTATAGTAGAAAAGGACAGTAGAGTAGAAATGACCGACATGTTTACTGACGTACTAGACCACACAATTAGCATAACACTACATTTAAAGTTTAAACCATTTCTAGCAGAAGACACATTATTTGTAAAATATGCAAGGGAAAACATAGAGACATAATATGGCAATTAATAGTAGACAAAATAATTTATTCGCGGCAGAAGATTGGGCAGTAGCCTACCAAGCATATAGTCAAGTAGACCTCCAAGCATATGATTTCGATACCATTAGAAATGCAATGGTTAATTATATTAAAACTAATTTTCCAGAAAACTTCAATGACTACATTGAGAGTTCAGAATTTGTAGCAATCATCGAATTGTTAGCCTACCTCGGGCAAAGTATTGCATTCAGAATGGATGTTAATACAAGAGAAAACTTTTTAGAAACTGCTGAGCGAAGAGACTCGGTATTTAAACTTGCAAGACAACTTGGATACAATCCAAAACGAAACATTGCCGCAAGTGGCTTAATGAAAATTGTAAGTGTTTCGACTTCAGAACCGTTAACAGATAGTACAGGTTCAAGCATAAACGACAAAACTATTAGCTGGAACGATTCTAACAATCCAGATAGTTACGAACAATTTTTAACTGTATTAAATAGTGCATTTGGTAATGTTAATAGATTTAGTAAGCCTGTAAAAACAGGAACTGTTGGTGGAATTATAACTGATAGATATGATATTAATACTCCAATTAATTCTCCACTATCGTATAGCTTTAATGTAAATGTTAATGGCATTAGCAGAGTTTTTGAATTTGTAAATGTTGATTTCGAAGACGCTGGCGTGTTTAGCGAGAAGCATCCAGATAGCACAAACAACTTCTCAATAGTTCATAGAAATGACGGACTAGGATCACTAAGTAAAAACACTGGATTCTTTATGATGTTCAAACAAGGCACATTATCGTCTGTTAATTACGACTATAGTACTCCTGTTGAAAACAGACAACAAGTTATTGCTGTTGATAATATTAACGAAAGTGATGTGTACTTGTCAGAAATAGACAGCCTTAATAAAGTATTAGCTAAATGGACAAAAGTTCCAAACACGGTCGGACAAACTTTAATGTATAACACTAAAGCTAAAAGTACCCCATTATTATATGCTGTACAAAACTTAGGACAAGGCGGAATTAACTTACAGTTTGCAGATGGTAACTTTGCAACTGTTCCATTAGGGTCCTTTAGAGCCCACTACAGGGTTAGTGATAACGAAAGATTTGTATTACAACCAGATGATGTTAGAAACATTGTAACTACTATACCATACTTAACACAAGATGGAAAAGCATACCAATTAACAATTACATCAAAATTAGAAGGACAAGTATCAAACAGTTTGCCTGCTGAAACACTTGCTGGCATTAAAGAAAGAGCACCACAGGCATATTACGCCCAAGACAGAATGGTTACTGCTCAAGACTATCAAGTACTACCTTTAGCAAAAAGCACAAACATTAAAAAATTAAAAGTTACTAACAAAACACATGCTGGACATAGTAGGTATATCGACATTACAGATCCTACTAGTACTTTCCAAACTACAACTAGTATTGCAGAGGACGGAGCATTATATGAAGAGGCTAGTAACTCTAGTGATTCATTTATTGTAACAACTACTAATACTACACAAGATTTTATTAATACTAAGTTTCCAAGCATTATTAAGAACTTAAAACTTAATGATTTTATTTACAGCACCTTTAGAACTAAAGTTAAAGAAATTCCTGCTTATGCTGACATGTTTGATATTTCATTATTTGGTATAGTATGGAACACATTGCCAAGAAAGAGTACCGGGGAATATGGTTATATGTCTGAGATTTATACAGCATCAGGCACACCAACAGACGTTAATATTTCGAACACACTCTTTAAAATTATACAACCAGGATACATGTTAAAATTTTATAATCCTTTAGACAAGACAAAATTTGAATGGGTTAAAGTTATTAGTGTAGACAATAACGGTGTTAGAAACTCGGCTAGTAGTACAGCTAATGGCCCAGTTAAACTTAATAAGAAAATCACTAACGGATGGAAGTGTGATGAGCTAATTGTTATACTTAGAAAAACATTATTCGCATTAGAAGAATCACAATTAAAAGCGGCGATGGAGGCTCGAAGAACATTTGGTGTAAGATTTATGCCAAGCGACAACAGGTATTACATTATTGAAAATAACAACCTAAGTTCAGAAGTAGACTTTAGTGCTTCGAACACAGGCGATTCATCAGGAACAGGAGTAGACGCAAGTTGGGTTTTGAAATTTATCTATATTAATGTTGATACATTAACTTACAGATACGATATTGAAATTAGAGGAACACAATTTGTGTTCGAAAGTCTAGAAGATGTTAGATTTTATAATGTTAACGAAAACAGATTACAAGACAATGCAACAGGGTTAGCAAAATACGATTCAATTGAATTACCAACATTAAACATTAAGCCTAGTTTTACAGAAGGCTTTACGTGGGTAGATACTAGTGATGATCTTATAGGCGACAAGTGGTATTTAGGCACCACTGGATCTTACTTCACCAACATACCATTGATTTCCAGAAACGTTAAACACTATGATGTGCAAGTTTCTGTTACATCTAACTTTGGTCTTTATACGAACGGTGTTACAGGCTCGTTTGCTTTACCAACAGAAATAGAATTAGGTACTAGTGAAACAACAACTGATAACGGTAACGTGGTCATAGTTGCTGATACTGGAGTTGTTGATTCGCTTCCAATTATAACAATACCGTTTAGTAATACAACATTCGGATCTAATATTTTAGATGGTAGTGGCGATATAAGATATAGATACAACAACGCTGATTACACATTATCTACTACAGATACTGCTGGACTTGCTCCTGCAGGAGTAAATTTCTTATTGCTAGACAGTAATGTTACAACACAAACAGGTAACATTAAAGTAAACTTGCAATCCAGACATCACTACGGCATAGACAATACAACTAGAAATAACAGAAGCGACCTTATATCAATTAAGTATGTTAATGATAACAGTAGACTTGACGCTCCTTTAGTATATAGTGCTATAGGAAACTTTAGTTACCCAGACGGTTATACTGATCCTAAGAAAGTTAAAGTTACACCTGTTAATACTGCATCGTCAGACAGTCCTGATAATCCAATTCAGTTTGAACAGTTTGTAGGCTCAGATGATATTATAATATTTGAAAATTACGAAGACTTTGACAGCTATACTTACACTAGACCAGTTAAAGCAGGCATACTAGATTTAAGAAAAGAGGCTGGTGTTAACTTTAGTGCAGACTTTAGTTATATTGCTGGTAACTCAATTGGAGATGCTACTGTAGAACCTAGAACAGGCGTAACTCATGCTACAGCAGATTACGAATACTTTTTAGTTAAAACTAAAGCAGTTGTTAATCAGTTTAATAACACTTCGGGTGCATTACATAATAAAAAGATTTATGCTAAAGATACAGGCAAAGTATTTATTTTAACTAAGAGTAGTACAGACTTAACAAGAGTTAGTAACTATGAAAGTTCAGGTCACTTTGCTAAGAAAGGTAGAAGCTTCACACAAAATACTAAGTCACAAAGACAAAACAGCGTTATATTTAAATGGACACACGTTGCAGATAACAGCATGAGAATTGATCCTAGTGTAAGTAATGTACATGAATTCTTTGTACTTACTTCTTCTTACTGGGCAGACATGCAATCTTATATTAAAGTGCCTGGAACTGATTTCCCCATAGCACCTACTAGTTCAGAACTAGAAAATGAATTTGCAATACTGCAAAACTATAAGTCTGCTAGTGATCAATTAGTATTTAAGAGTGGAAGATTTAAATTAATATTCGGTTCCGATGCAATTGATGAGCTACAAGCAAAATTCAAAGTTGTTAGATTACCCGGAACAAGTTTAAGTGATAACGAAATTAAGACAAAGGTAATTGCGGCAATCAATAGATATTTTGATGTTGACAATTGGGACTTCGGTGATACTTTTTACTTCACTGAATTAAGTAGTTATATACACCAACAAGTTGGTAATGCTATAGGCAGTATTGTTATTGTGCCTACAAAAGCAAGTGGTGTATTTGGTGATTTATTCCAAGTTAAAGCAGATTCAGACGAACTATTTGTAAGTACAGCAAGCATCGACGAAATTGATGTTGTAGACAAATTAACACACGGAAACATTAAGCCTAACAAGACTAGTACTGGTCTATTAACAACATACAATGGTGTTGATAGCTCTACAGGTCCTTATGCTATTAATGGTTACTATCCGTTATATGCTACAACTGAAGCGGCTAACTTTGCAGGTGATGGAACTAATATGACCCACATATTCTTTGGGCAGACTTTCTATATGCCTAACGGTGTAACATACTACCATGGTACTTATGTACTAGATCAAAGTTTAGCTGATACTACATTAGGTAATACAATTATTCTAAATAGCTCTGTAGGCAACTCTGGTAGTTCAACAGACAACAGCGGGTATTAATAAAAAACATGGCTGATAAGCAAATAAGTAAGTTACCTGGCGCATTACAGACGACTGTACTAAAGAACTTTTTTGAAAGTACAGTAGAACAGTTATTCAGTAAGAGCAATATTGAAACAGTATCTGCATACATTGGACGTAAAGAACCTGAGCAGTATGATTCTGCAAAGGATCATTATATAAGCGAGCCAAATCCAAGTAGGCAAAAGTACAGTTTAGAACCAGTAGTAAATACAATTGACATAACATCAGGTCAAGCAACAAACGTATTATTTTACGAAGACTTTGTTAACCAAATAAAAAGTTACGGTGTAGATACTAAGAACGAAAACGTTTTATTCGATACAAACTTTTACAGTTTTTTACCGCCAATTGATTACGACAAGTTAGTCAACTACCAAGAATACTTTTGGAGTCCAGAAGGACCAAATAAAATTTTAGTTAGCGGTACAGCACAATCAACTATTAATATTTTAAAAGATGTGATAGGCAAAAAGTCTTATACATCACCTAACGGTGTAGTATTTAAGAATGGTTCCGTTGTAGAATTTGAAGGCACACATGTTATTCCTGCAACATACTTAAACAACAGGTACATTGTAGAAGGCGTAGGCGAGAGCATTGTTTTATATTTAAAAGACCAAAACTTTAGTGCTATATTCTCAACTCCGGCATATACACCTTGGGACGAAGAATTAATAACAGCAGAAACAACTCTTATAGCAACAGACATACCGTCAGGATCAATAACAGCCGCGGCATTGTTATTAGAAGATAACGGCACAGCAAGACAATACTACGATAGTCTTGGACAAGAAGTTGAAAACGAATTCTTTAGCACATTAGAAGACGCAGACATTAACGGCAATTTTTATTGGAAGGGCTACGTTACAGGAGCGGGTGGGTTCTTATCATACATGAACACCGGTGAATATGGATTTGATTCTGAACCGTGGGACGGTGGCAACACTCAAAGCACACCTGACTACATACTTATACAGAGAGCCGCAGTAGATAATAACACTTGGAGTAGAATTAACTTCTGGCATCATAAAGATAGATTTATAGAATCGTCTACATCATTGCCAGGGAAGGGTTACAGAGCAAAAAGACCAATTTTAGAATTTGACAGAAACTTAGAACTATATAAATTTGGTACTACCGGGCTAACATTTAGTGCTGATTTGAGTGGTGCTGATTATACTAAAGCAGAAATACAGGGCAGACCAATTAGTGCGCCACTAGATAGTCAAGGATTAAAAGTTGCTAACAAGATTATTTTGCCCGACGAAAATAGTGCAAACTCACAATACATTTATGTTGTAGAAGACGAGCAAACACAAACAGTTGACGGTGCTGTTTCTAATGATATTACAGTTGTTTTAGATTCCATAGAAGATGTTTACATTGGCGCTGTAGTTAAAGGCACAGGCATTAGTAATACTAATACAGTTGTAGTAACAGCAGATGTTGACACGCTTACTATTACATTGAGTGCCGCCGAAACTATTGCAGACGGTACTGCACTAACATTCTCCAACAGAGTAAAACTAACAAGAATGCCACACCCAACAACCAATCCATCTGGAGCGGTTGACAGTGATGCAAACTTTGTACCATGGACTCCTACTGTAGGCGATATTGTATCTATACTGTTCGGTAATTCACACCAAGGTAAAGAATACTACTGGACCGGAACAAAGTGGGAAGTTGGTCAGAGAAAAACAAAAGTTAATACAGCACCATTATTTTCAGCATATGATTCAAACAAGAAAGCACTGGATAACATATTAACTTATCCGGAATCAACGTTTAAAGGATCTCCGCTGTTCTCTTATAAGACTGCTTCTACTAGTACTACCAATGATAGTGTTTTAGGATTTCCGTTAGAATATAAAAACTTTAATAACTTTAGTGAGATAGTATTTGACAACAACATGTCTACTGATGTAATTAGTTACACACCCTTCGGTGCAACTACTACTAACTTTGCAAAAGGTTACATATATTACAAGAAAACAGATACTGCTGGAGCAATTACTTACAATACAACATGGCGCGGACACAAAGATTCGTTTAAACAAAAAGTAGAAGATGACTACGATGTATCTCAGGTTCATGTTGATAACAGTCGAACAATATGGGAACTTACTGCTTTGCCAGTTGACACTACTAAAATCAGAGTAAAGGTAAATGGCATTCGTAGAACAGACTGGACATACAATACTACATTAAAAGCAGTTCAGTTTACATCATTTAATCTAAAAAAGAATGACACTATTAGAATTACTACACCTACTGTAACAGGAATTATAGAAGATAAAAACAGACATGGCAGATACGAGTTGCCGTTAGGCTGGTATGCTAATACTAATAAAGCAGATATTTTATCTATAAGTGAGCCACAATATTTAGAGCATGTTAAAACTTATATCGAAGAACAAAAAGATATAGTTGGAGATGTATTAGGTAATAATAACTTTGCTGACTTAAATACTGACAAAAAACTTGCAAACAAAATTGTACAAACAGATGACGACTTGCTTATGGCAGGATTCCTTGTAAGCAACGATTCATTCAACGTTGTAGATGCAATGAAATTTAACGGAGAGGAATATCTAAAATATAAAAACAGATTAAAGAAAGAAATTAAACGTTATATTGATAATAACGATACAACTATTATGACAGACAATGCAATATTAGAAGATGTATTGCAAAATGTTATAGCATATAACCCAGGCAAACTAGTATTTGATTACAGTTACATGTTAGCCCTTGGCGATAGATATGATGAAGAACTTGTTGTTATTAATAACGTTATACAAAAAGAATACACGTTAACAAACTTCTTAGATTTAGAGAACATAGAAAATGCTATTCATGTTTATGACCAAGATTCTAAAGGCAACGATATACTATTATTAATAGATAAAGATTATACAATGACTAGTACTGCTGGCGTATGTACATTAACATTTACTACAGCATATAACTTAACATTAGGTAGTACTATTAAAATAAGATTTTTTAACAAAAATAGAGAAAGTGCTCAATGTCCTCCAACAACAGCGGCAATGGGTATCACACCTGTACAGCTACCAAAAATTATGTCTGATACATCATTTGCAGAAGCAATTAATGTTATAGTTGGACATGATGGTAGTAGAACTGTTGCAGACAATGATAAGCAGGATGATATTTTATTAGAATTTGAAAAGAGAGTGTACAATAGTGTGCAACAAGTCTATAGAAACATGTCTACTCACCCTGATTTAAACGTACATGATATTAGACCAGGCGCATTTAGAACTACAGGTATTGATAGAACTACATACTATAATAGTTTAAGAGAAAACTTTAACAAGTTTATTGCAAGAAACGAAGCTGACTTTGTTGAAAATGAATATTATGATGTTGATAAACCATTTACGTGGAACTATAATTCAGGCACAACAAATGCTGGCTACTGGAGAGGCATTTTTGAAGATTGTTTCGATACTGCTAGACCACATACTCATCCATGGGAAATGTTGGGACTTGTTAAAAAGCCAACTTGGTGGGATACTCAATATATTACAGCAACGTATACTAACTACGGCAGTAGCAATAAACCAATGTGGCGTGACTTAGAAGACGGTATTATAAGACTAGGCACAGCCGAGAACGTAACTAATTCAGCATACAAAACTAACAATCCTTACAGAAGAATAGGATTGAAAAGTATGCTACCAGTAGACGCAGATGCCAAATTATTAGCACCAGCTAACATTTCAAGTACAGCGTCTACAACTAAAACTATTTCGTGGACAGAAACAGAAACTGGTACAGCAACAGCTAATGCAACATCATTTATAGGTACTACAGACGGCTTGCAGTTAAACGAAAGAACAGACGGTACTAATACGCATATTAATGTAACAACAAGTAATATCCTAAACCATGTTGTTGGAACATTCCCTATTAGTAATAGTACTGCTTTTATTGAAGACAAACAATCAAACTACACTATAAAAGTTATTGAAGATGCTTCTGCTAATGCATTATACGCAAATACAACTACAGCGGCAGAATTTGTTACCGCTACAACTACTTCTAATACGCATACAGGTATTGCAGTCAACGGTGCATTGGTATTCAACGGTAACACAGGTGTTGCTATTGATACTACTAGCAACTGGCATTATGATGCTATGTTTAGAAATGAAGTAGGTAGAGATACAGCAGGTGGTAACCCAGACAGCAACAACCGTTATGGTTATGTACAACCTAGTCCACAAACAGTTGGACTTACTGAGTGGAGCACATCAGAACACAGTCCAATAGTTGGCTGGAGTTTTGACGGGCTCCCAATTTACGGACCATACGGATATACAGATAGATTAAATGACAGTAGTGATATTAAACGTTTAGTATCTAGTTACAGTTTAAAAACAAATCCAAGAGATACTTACGCACTAGGCGTAGGCGGAAATCCAACTGGCGAGTTCATAGAGGACTATGTATACGATTCCGCAACAGGTGACCTAGATGAATTCAACGGACGCTTTATGCTTACACCTGAATTCCCAAGTGGCGTATGGGCCTATGTTGCAACAATAGATAGTGCCGGCGCTCCGGCTTATCCGTATACAGTAGGTCCTAAATTTAGATTAGCACCAACTGACCTTGCAAACAATATAATTGGAGCAGGAACATTTACTACAGCTGGTACAGAGAATTATGCATTGGTCAATAAGCAAACAATTGCATATACAATTGATACTGCAATGGTTGGCAATGAATGGAAATTTGGTGATGGCGCTCCTGTAGAGAATGCATGGAAAATGTCTGAGCAGTATCCATTTGCAATAGCAGAAGCATTGTTCCTCACTAAGCCAGGTAAGTTTGCTAGTGTGTTTGCAGAGCCAGAGAAGATTGTTAGAAGTTTAGCAAACCCATTACAGTTGCTTGATAAATCAACATTTAAACGTTACAAAGTTAAAGATGCAATTGTACATGGTAGCACAGCCGCCGATAATAACACATTACTTACTAATACAGGTTATACACAATTTATAGATTCGTATTTACGATTCAATGGTATAAACACAAAAACAGAATTTGCTACTCCGTTTAAATCAGTTAACGGTAAACTAGGACATAAGTTTGCTGGCTTTGTTGATAAAGATACCATGACAGTATTCAGCGATAGCTACAGCATAACAGGTAACAGTTCAAGTTTAATTCTTCCACATGAAGATATACAAATAAACGTTCATGTCGGACCTTACACGACTACAAACCAATATACTGGCGTAATAATTGAACTTACGGATGACGGATATTACAAGTTATCAGGTTACAGCAGTACTAAGCGATTCTTTGAAATTGAAACTTCTAATAAAGAAGGACAACGTACAGAAATAAGTGTTGGCGGTGAAGCCGCAGACTTTATAGTTCATAACGGTACTGTACAATATAATGCAGGTGACATTGTTAAGTCTGGTTACAACTTCTTCCAAGCAAAAAGCGTAGTGCCAATTGGAACAGCAGTAACTGACACAGGCTACTATCAAAGACTTAGTGCATTACCACAAATTAATGCCGCTGAAGCAACCTATTATTTAGAAGGCACAGGCGTAACGCAACGTGTAGAATACGGCACAGTTTATAAAACTGTAGACGAAGTATTTGGGTTCTTGATTGACTTAGGCAGAAAACAAAAATCACAAGGATACGACTTTAACGATTACGATAATACTATTAATGATGTTAACGATTGGATATATTCAGGTAAGCAATTCTTATTCTGGAGTTTAGGCAACTGGGCAACTGGTAACACATTAAGCCTGAGTCCAATGGCTAGAAAAATTAAGTTTACATCTGTTGCAGGTAGAATAAGCGAAATTGCAGAATCCTTTAAAGGACAGTTTAGCATATTAGACGAAACAGGTAAAAAGATTGCACCAACAGATTGTTTAATTGTTAGAGAAGGAAATACCATTGAAGTTACTCCTCCGGACCCTTCACAAATTTTTGGAATTATTATTCATACAAATAGTATAGAACATGCTATGCTTATTAATAACAAGACTGTATTTGGCGATACAATTTACGATAATGTATTTGGACATAGACAAAAAAGATTAAAAGTTAAAGGCAAGAGAACAGCAGGATGGACAGGCTCGTTAATGAGTGAAGGTTTCTTAATTACCGATGACGGCTTGAAACCTAACTACGATACACTTGCACAAGACATGGGTAGATACAATGAAGTGGGTCATGTACCAGTTGAGAGACAAGTATACGAAGCCAGTAGACGACAGTATGGTTACAATGAAAGAAAATATTTAAGAGAATTTGAACTTGTAGACGATAACCAATTTGATTTCTACAACGGTATGATTAGAGATAAAGGTACTAAGGCAAGTATTGAAAAATTACTTAACAGTGATAAAGTATTGGTTCCTGGTAGCATAGCAGTATATGATGAGTGGGCTCTTAAGTCTGGCGAGTTTGGAGATGTACAAAACAACCAACGAATAGATATTAAAGTAGAAGATACAGAAATTACAAGTGAGAATCAATTAATACAAATTGTTTATCCGGAAGATGTTGTTAGCGTAATTAGTGAAGTAGAACTTTTAAGTGCAACAACTAAGTTTTATAGTGTACCTGTTTTAGAAATTGAGGGACCGCCGGCAGAGATTCCAGGCTCGTTTACATACGCAGGTGGAACAACTGCTCTAGCATTAGTTAACCTCAACACAGACGGAACAATTAAAGATATTACAGTTACTGAACCTGGATATGGTTACACTACTAATCCTAACGTAACAGTTGTAGCGGCACAGTTACTAACAGCAAACGTTACAACTTACTTTAGTAAGCCGTACGCTATTAGTAATGCATACTTAGACAACTCGGGTGTGTTTACAGGCAACGTATTAACTGGTATAAGCATAACAGATAACTTCTCAGCAAATGCTAGTTCGTTTATTGATTTAAGTTCATCAAGTAACATTACACTTGTTGCTAGTGCAATTAATTCTCATGCTAATACTAATGCAAACGTTACAGCGACAGTACTCACAATTGCTACAAGTGTAGATACTAACTACATGCTCCAAATTTCGGGCAACGACTTTACAGTTAGTAGTTCAAACGATGCACAAAAAGATGACTTAGTAAACAAATTAAAATTAGATAACTCAGCAAATGTTATTCTCGATACAGGCTCTAAGCGTTTCCAACCAAGACAGCGTTACAGTTTTGAAAGTGCAAACACTACGACATCGTCAGATGTTATTGTTAATATTAACGGCTCAACAGTAAGCGAGTCAGGCAATTGGGATTTTGATGCTGGTAGTAGAACTATTATTAATCCTACCGAAAGAACAACATCCGGCAGTTTAGCATTTACATTTGCTCCAATGTCCGGAACAGCAACTACTCAAGCAACAACTACCACAGGTAACATTGCTGTAGACAACTTACAAATTATAAACGGTAACTATCCTCATATAGCAGTACTTGTTAATGGTACACAAATAAGTGACACGTTAGAGAATGATGTTACAAACGGATTTAAAATAGATAATGTTTCTGGTACAGATAATGCTATTATTACATTTTATGATATAACTAAATTACCTGGTTCGGAGTTAAACGAAAATACTCCTATCACTGTTATTGAATTAGCAACTGTTGACTTTACTGATGCATATCAAGGTGACTTACCTGGTAGCTCATTAAACATTAAAGTTAAAGCTAACGATGCATTGGCGGCTAGACTAAAACAACAACGAACATTAGAAATAACACCTGACAATAAAGCAGACTCAACTATATTAATTGACGTAGATGATAGCACAAGATTTATTCATAGACCAACAGATATGAAATCTAAAAACTTGTGGCCCGTTACTAAGAATGTTGACTTTTCAGGTATAACAGATTCTAAGTATACTCCGTTACCAAACGCAGGCTACATATCCTCGTATAACGTAGGATATCAAGCAATGGACTTACAAGACTTTACAAACTTATTTGATATTGGTGAACGTCCTGCAAGTAAAATACCAACAGAAAATGATGTGGTACATTTTGCTATTAGTGAACATAAAGAATTTGATGCATATAAATTAGTAGAACCCACAGGTAGTAATGTTGCGTATATTAAATATAACGAACAAACAGGCACATCATTCTTGTACACAGATATAAGTTTAAATGCTTTTGCTAATGCGAACTTAGTAGGCAATACACTTACTGCTGGCAATCTTATTATTGGTGATTCTTACAACATAGTAAGTGCAGGCACAACAGACTTTACATTAATTGGCGCTCCGGACAGTACAGTGGGCACAACCTTTACTGCTACTGGCGTTGGCACAGGCACAGGTACAGCTGATACAGAAGCAACAAGATATTACGATAATGTTATAGCATTAAAGCGTGATGGAATTGTAATGGATGATTACTTTGCAAACATTGAACTTGCTGACGGTGAGAAGCTGTTTGACAACACCATAATGGAAGTTGATAGTCCTGTTGGATACTTCCTAAACGAAGACCAAATTATTAAAAACTCTATAACAATATCTGGCATTGGATATAAAGAGCCTTTAAGATTGTTCATAGAAAAAATTGAACCGACAGTAAGTGGTAATGTGTCAGCGGCAAATTACTATGTTAATACTTCAGAAACGTTTGCTCTAGAAGCCAACGTTAGTACTAACAATACAGTAAAATTAAAATACACTGGTACAACGAATATGAATGACTTTGAAAGTGGTTCATATGTAACATTTACAGATTCAAGTGCAGGAGCACTAAACGGAAATACTTATAAAACAAGTAATGTTGTAGTAAGCCCATCAACATTGTCAACAACATTAACAGGCACAACTGACACTGGAATTTATTCTACAACAGTTAACGGTGCATTAAGTAGTGCGACAACTATAACTATTACAGCAGGAGACAACGCTATTCAAATTGGACATGTTGTAAGTGGAACTGGCATACCAGCAGACACTAAAGTTACTGCTATAACTGATGCCGTTACAATTATAGTAGATACGGCAGTTACAATGGCAAATGGTGCGGATATACTGTTCTCTAGGAGAACTAATGATTACAGTACAGCAAATTCAATTATAACAACATTCACAGTTACTGATGCATCGTTCAGTGCAAATGTTAGTGCAAGTGCATTATCATTATCAGTTAATAACGGACTAGTGTTTACAACAGACATGGACACTACAACAGTTGCAAACTTAGGAGTTATTAAAATTAAAAACGCAGGGTACTATTCAGGCGTATTTAGAGTTGTTGGTAAAACTGCAAACTCTATTAGTGTTTACGGTGATTATGTAGAACCAACAAGTGTTACAGTTTCAGTAGGTACCACTAGTGGAAGTACAGCGGCAACTATTGCTACACCAAATGTATTAGTAACTCGAGGCATGTTAATAAGTGGAACTGGTATTACAAGTGGAACAACAATTGAAGAAATTACAGCAACAGGCGTAACACTATCAGCAAATGCAACGGCAACAGGCACAGCAAGTCTTACAATTCAAGATAATATATTTGAAGATGCAACTATTATGACCGATGCTGTAGAAGTAACATTAAAAGAAGCACATGCATTAGCAACAGATGGTTCAGATACAATTGTAAACAAAGTTGTAAACATTGTTGAAATGGAACCAAACTATTATAACTGGGCATGGAAAGTTACATCTGTACCTAGCACAACTACTTTACGTTTAGAAGGCTTTGCTTATGATCACCCTTATGTGACTGGTGGGATTAGATACATTTCAGAAAAAGATTATAAAATACATGGAACTGACACATTACCAACAAATGGTGGCGATGATTCTACTGCATACTTAATATCAAAACATGACGGCGATATTATGGTTAATGGAGCCAAAGTTGCAACAGCTTTCCCAATGCATACTTCGCAAGAATATGCAGATGAGATTAATAGACAGATGGCTATTAAAGAAGGAGCAATTGTACAATGCGATTCATTCGCTATGTCCTTAACAGGTATTTCAGGAGTCCCGCAGAATCTCAGATACAAGGGCGGTGGTTCGTTATCTCTTAATATACCGTTTGCAAGTGGAGCATCATTACCAAATAATATAGTGCCTAACATAACAACAACTAATCCTATACCGCCTACACGAGCTCAACAGACAGCGATTAATACATTACCGAACATAACTAGTAATTTAACGTCTTCGGTACCGTACGGAATATATTCACATAATAATTTATTGAGTCGAAGGGTTAATTTCTCTAGTCAAGGACGCATTTCTCATGGACGCGGAGGAGCCTCTGGTCTTGGTTACGGTAGTCAGCGCCGGCAACGCGGTGCTACTTTCCAACAAGGCGGTCCAGGCATGGGCGGAGCCGGGAAACCAAATACAAGTATAGGTGTCACACCGGTAAATGCAATAACACCAACGGGTGGTGTGATTTATCATCCGCCACAGAACCCGAGGCCAACGCCTACGCCACCTATAGCGATACCAACATATATTCCACCAACAACAGTTAACAAAGGACAAACTGGAACTGGTACGACACTTGTAGATTGGACTCCATTATTGTCCGTTACACAACATAATGATCCGTGTCCTCCACCTCCTCCGGTGCCACCAGCACCTCCAATACCGCCAGTTACATCTGTATTTGTAAATGAGATGAACTCACAAGGTAGAGGGGCAACAGAAACATTTAAATATACGTTTACTTCAGACACCAGCCAAACATATCCAGTTAGAATACTGTTTGATATGTATAGTGCTAAAGATAGAATGACAGTTTACCAAAGTACTCATGCAGGATCAAGTGGAACTAGAATTGCAGGTACAGGTGTTGTAAGTACATTAAGCAACATAACTCAAACAGACATTAATGCATGGTCAGGTGTTAAGTGGCAAATATCTTCGGGTATGACTCCATGGCAACGAAATAATATAGGTGCAGGCGCATCATTACTAGGTCAAAACTATACGTCACATGGCAATGGGTTTGTTAAAGAAAATGGTAAAATATCATTTACATATGATGCTAGTAAAGGTCGTTACATAACTATTACATTAGATAAAGATTCATCAACAAGTACTGCATTTAAATACTTTATGGAACATCCTGCAGACGATGCTAATGCAACGCCAGTCAATTGGCCGCCTTGGTCAGGAGCAATTGGAGTTGGTTCTCCTCCTGCACACGGAAATCAAAATAATAGTTTCCCGAACGTAGCTAACCAAACACAAATACATGGCTTGCCAACTAACTATAATACCACTAGTGGTATTGGACCCACGGTGCCACTGACTGTGGGTACCATCGGATATATCCAAAATAATATTTCCGCATTCGGCGTCGGAGCTATATATGGCCCTTCTACACCAGGTCTGAATTACCAGAACTGGGGCGCCGGACGGCACCCAAGTTATCAGGCTCAAAACTACGCAACGTATCCAATTGGCAATGTACCAGTTGGAACACCTTCATACGGGATTCCGGCAAGTACAGTAAGTGGTCAACCACAAAGTGGTACTGGGCTCGCCTCTAGTGTTGGACAAACTAGCCCTGCAGGTAATACAGCAAGTACTAGTTATCTTTCATTAACTCCTTTGAAGAAAAATACAACATCAGGAACGGTTGCTCCAGTAGCTAAAACAGTACATGTACCAATTTGTGCGCCTAAAGCTAGAGTTAAAATATGTGGACAAACTAAAACAGTTGGCCAAGGCGATACGTTCTTTATTAACGGTGATAGTATAACACTAAGTGGTGCAACTAACTTAACATCAATTAAAAATGAAATATTAAGCCACACAGATTCAGTTAATGTTCTTATTACTATAGATGCCGCAACTAAAGAAAAATGCTTACTGATTAAAAACAAGTTATCAGATGCCATGGTAATTAGAAATGGTTGTGCAGGTGGCGTATACAAAGAAGTATTAGACTATTCTATTAAACAAGATAACCAAACGTGTTTTAATAAAGAAACAACACTAACACCAACTACAACTGGCACAGGCGCAACTAAAGTGACTGTTACAGACCCCTCCCAATCGAACGTTTCCCTATGGGGCACAATGGATGTTGCTCAACATACTACATCATATACTACTAATACTATAACAGCAGATGCTCAAAAACAAGCACTTGTTAAAAACAATATTTGTATTACAGCAGGCACAGGCTATAATGTTGGCGATATAATGCGGGTAATGGGCGGTACACCTGTAGTAAGTAAAGGTACTAGCGGCATTGTGAAATTAATGATTAATAATCCAGGAAAAGACTATGGTGCAGACGGCATCGCGGCACCGATACAAATTAAAATTGGACAACGTGGCGAGCCAGGTAGTGGTGCAGTAGTAAAATATGAAGATATCACAACCGATTCAAATGGCGGCTTGGTGATTAAAGATCCTGCAATAGGCATTTCATTTGAAGGCAGTGGCTATAGCATAGACAATCCTCCAACTATTACTGTTGTAGGACAAGGCACAAATGCTGAAATTTCAGCACAGCTTGATCCTGCAATAGCAATTGAAAGACCTGCTAAGTTTGTTATTACATCTGTTGATGGAGATGGCGGAATAGTAGACCTAACAGTTACTGACAGAGGCATATACAAAATATTCCCAAGTGACTTAGACAGCGGTGTACCTATACAGTACGATATTAAACGTCCACAAAAAGATAAACCTAAGCCGGACGGCACAGTTGAAAACTTAGACCCTAGTAAAGTATTGGGTACATTAGGAGTAGAGATAGGATCAGGATCAGGTGGCAGAGTATTCTTAACAGCAAAAGATATTCCTAGTTGTAGTGAAAAAGGTAATGCACTAAACGACTTAGGATTGCCAGATGGTATAATTAATAGAGCAACAGCACTAGGACAACTAGCAGATGATATTACTGCGTATAGTCCTAAAGATGCAAATGGTATTCCTTGGTTTAATGCAAACGAAAATCAATTCGGACCAGATGGTAGACGATTGACTGGTGATGATGATGGTGGAGATGGCAGAGGCACCGGTGCCGGCGGTTTAGGTGATACCGGGAGAACTGGCAGAGGTGGCGCTGGAGACGGAGACGGATTAGGTGGCGCTGGAGACGGAGATGGCGGAGTCGGAGCTCGGTTTGGCGAGCTAGTTATGGGCGGTCCAAACATTGACGGCTTAAGACTTGGTGATGAATTGAACCCAGGACTACTAGCATTATTAGGAATCACAGACGGTGACTATGTATGTGGCACTTATCCAAAATTTGAAAATATTGACTCTACTGGAATTGATCCAAAACTAGACGTTACTGGAGCACGGATAGACAATAGTGCTGGTGCAACTGCGTCAAACTTATTAGGACGAGCTGGAGGTTGGCAAGGTAATCTTCCGTGGACACAAGGCTTTAATTTAGGAATGGGATTAGGTAATGCTAGTTCAATAGCAAACTTATACGAATACGAACTTAGACAAGTAGACGGATTAAGTCCTGTACAGTTTACTAATGATAATCTTACAAGACAAGATGTTAAACCATTGTTACTAGAGAGCATGAGATATGCTACAGAATCCGGATTAACATTAGCTGGAATGAGTAATGTATGGATTGATAATTATGGCGGCAACGGTTGGGCATACTTAGAAAATGGCACAGTAATAAGAAAGCAAGAATCATTAACTGACATTGCATTCATAGATGATGTAATTACATACGATGCTGATACGGCTGAGAAAGAATTTGACATTAACTTATACGATCCGTTTAAAGGTATTATACCAGGATTCATAGATAAAGATATTACATTTAAAACAGAAAGCGATCCTGTTGTATACGACACAATGTATACTAAATTTGGCGATGAACAAGTAGGACAAACTTGGTGGGATACTAGTAAAGTACGATACAACTGGTACGAGCAAGGGGCCGGAACATATGGACAGTTTGCTTATAACAATCAAGAGAGAACTAATAATTGGGGTTCCCAATTCCCTGGTAGTGAAATTGTAATATATGAGTGGACTAAGAACTTAGTACCGCCAACTGAATACGCAGGAGAAGGTACAGCAATACCTAGCCAGGCATTTGTTAGCGAACAAGAATTAAACCGTAAAGGCAAGGTAATAGATTATTACTACTATTGGGTTAGAGGACTAACAACTATAGCAAATGAAGCTATGATGAAATATAGCAGAAGCCATAGCACACAAGAACTAGAGCAGTTATTAGACAATCCTGAAGGAAATAGAATACCTTACTTTGGACTTGTTTCACCAGACGCGATGACAATTAATAAATTAGGTGACTTAATTAAGACTGAAGATTCTATTATAAGTTTAAACTTTAGAAGAAAAGAATCTGGACTATCGCAGAAGCATACTAGTTGGGCTTTAGCAGGTGAGGGCGATTCTAGTGCAAGTATTCCTGAAAGCCTAAGCATTAAAGTTATAGACAGTTTAGCAGGATACAATGCTATAGACGAAGTAGTACCGGTTGCAGGACTAAGTGAAGGTGAGAGATACGGTTCACAATTTAGACCTAGACAAACAATGTTTAAAGATATTAAAGCGGCTAGAAAGCAAATGTTCGAAACAATGAACGAGATATTCTCAGAACTACAAATGAACACAGTATTTACAAATTGGAGAGCTGGACTTCCGGCTACAACTCCGCATTTAAAAACTACTAACTGGTTTAAGTTACTACGAACTAACAATGTAAAAAATACTAAAATTTATTATAACGAAGATTATAAGCCACTAAGACGAGTTAAAACTGAAAAGCAATTACAGTTAATAAAGAACTTATTAGATAAGAGCATTATACAAGTACAAGATAGTACTGCTTCTTCTAAGTACAAGTTATTTGAGTACACTAAATCTGACAATAAGTTTACACTAATTGCAATAGAAAATGAAACTGTACAATGGGATAAAACTGTATACACCGAAAAGCAACAACTTGAACTTGGTAAAGAGATTAGACAAATATTACATTACTTGTATACTAAAGTATTCATAGGCTCACATAAACTATACTGGAATAAATTATTCTTTAGTATGGTTAAGTATGCTATGGGCGAACAAATAGAATTAAGTTGGGCGTTCAAGTCCACATACTTGAATGTGCAAAAAGAAGAAACTGACTTAATCCAATTTAAAGGATTAAAAGTTGATAACTTTAGCAAAGCAGTTGAGTACTTTAATGAAGTTAAGCCTTACAGTAGTAAGATTAGAAACTACAGAGATATTAAGAAAGCACCAGTAGAGGTAATGAAAGGCACAACTAGTGACTTTGATAGACCTGCGTACTTTGACGAGGATACTACATCAATTAGAATACTAGATGCATCCGTAGTAGCTGATGCTAATATACTTAATACTGATCCTTTATATGCTGGCTTTGTAAGTAGTAATGCTCCAATAAGACAAGTAAGTACAAAAATTATATTTGACAGAGTTAATGCAGACTTGTTTGAAAATTCTCTTAGGACAAAAACACAGCGAGTAACAGCAACATCTGACTTAACCGAAGTAGCATTTAACTTCTTGCCATACATTAGTGATGCTAGTGATGTATCAAGTCTCACAGTTAAGCACAATGATGTAATTGTTCCTAACACTAGTATAAGTGCATTACAAGGTGCTATTACTAACTGGACATATAATGTTGCTGATAACAAAATAATATTTAATAAAGCGTACACAGATAATCCTTCATTAGGCGGAATACAAGCAGGTGATGTATTAGACTTTGAATCAGTATCAGGTTACAAGCCTGGTAAAGAAACATTGAAGCAAAGTATTGCTAAAAATATTGTAAACATTGAAAACTCGACCGAAACTAGCCTAGGCAACACTTCATTAAATTGGAGAGCAAGTGATAGGGAATTTAAGTTCAATACAGAAATTAGAACAGCGTTTGTACATGCTATGGACTCAGCACACGGTGTCGGGGCAGGAGCAAATACATCTATAACAACTGATAAAACTCTTATGACCAATATGGTAAATGATGGTAACTTAGACTATACATTAAGTTTAGTTAAGACAGCAATTGGTGGAGACTTTAATGGTCAGATGCTAGATGCTAATACATTTATTGATGTTGTTCCAGGAACACACCCAACTACATATTACACTAATACAAGAGGATTTGACTTCTTCCTATGGGATAATGATGTTTGGGATAAAGAAGTTATAGTTGATAACTTCTACGGTGTGTTTGATACAGACTCGCAAGGTGCTGTAAACTATAGAGTTAATAACGAAACAGTATACGGATTTGATGCCGTAACATTTACCAAGTCAGGATACGGTCCAGATAGACCACAAGAACTTATTGTTGTACAACCATTTGAAACATTAGTTATGAATGTTTACACCAGTAACGTTTCGTATGGTAATGTTGCTATAGGAA